TAAAGCAAATAGAGCAAACGAATATCCTGACTTTAAAGAATACCTAGATGGTATTGTTAAAGGTGATGATGCTCAAATACAAAAGTATATTAACGATTGTCTAGCAGTTAAAGCTAAATATCCAAAAGAATAATATGATACCTTACACTAACGAAGAAGTAGAATTTATTAAAAAACCAATATAAGGAGAACACTATGTTTAATTTTAATCCGTTTAAAATTCCTTCTTATAAAGAAGTTAAAGAATCAACTGAGAAGTTATATGCTGATTCTGTTAAATTCTTTGAAGAATGGGTTGAGGATGTTAAGAAGTATTTCAATAAAAAGTAAATGGCTAATACATATAAGAGTACGTTTTTTAGTTTAACAACTACAAATCAAACGACTGTTTATACTGTACCTGCTGGAGTTAAAGCATTAGTCAGAACTATTCAATGCACTAATCATTCTGGAAATACTGATGTTGAAGTATTTGTAACTGATACTAGTGCTTCTACTACATATGAAATTGCTCATATTACTATGGCGACTCATACAACAGAAAACTTTGCTAAAGGTACAATTGTTTTAGATCCAGGTGATATACTTAAAATTACTGTTAATCATGCAAATAGAGTTACTGGTACTATAGCAGCATTAGAAATTTCATTTTAATGGATGTTATTAGAATACCAAAAGAGAAAACAGAATCAGTTTGGATTTTAGTTAAAGAGTATATTAGAAATGCTTTAATATATTCTGGTAGTCATCATCATGCCAATCATTACAAAGATTTAATTAAAGACGGTAAATTACAGCTTTGGATTATTTGGGATGAGAAAAAACCTAATGTAGATGAACAATTTAATGGACTTGTTCTCTCACAAATCATACAAAGAAGCATTAAAAAAGTCTTACATTTACCTATGGTTACAGGTAAGAATAGACAGCAATGGCAAGATTTAATTGTAAAGATAGAAAATTTTGCTATAGATCAAGGATGCGATTGCATGGAATTAATTGCAAGACCAGGTTGGCAAAAGATTCTTGATAAACATAACTACTACAGAACTCATGTAGTATTAGAAAAAAATTTAAAACAAAAGGAAAAATAATATGTCATTTTTAAGCGGTGGTGGTGGATCAGGAACTACAGTACAATCTGTTACTCCTTATGCTCCAGCTCAACCAGCACTAAATCAAATTTTAGCAAACGCAGGATATTTATATCAGCAAGGTGTATCTCCTTATGTTGCTCCATCAGAGCAAACATTAACCGGATTAGGAATTCAAGAATCATTAGGAACAGCAGCAGCACAACAATTAGCTGGAACATTAGCTGGTCAATATACTAATCCATTTTTATCTCCAATAATTCAAAGAGCTGGACAAGAAGCATACGGTACAGTTGCTCAACAATTTTCTGGCGCAGGTAGAACTCCAGGTTCTCCTATGTCTCAACAACAAGTTGCGGACATTGTAGCACAAAGAGCTTTGCCTTATGCGTTCCAAGAATATGGTCAAGAAAGAGCAAGACAATTAGATATTGCTCAAAGAACTCCAAGTTTATTTACAACTGGTCAGCAACTAGAACAATTACAAAGAGAATATCAACAAGCACCATTTAACGCATTACAACAATACGCTAGTCTTGTTACTCCAATTGCTTCAGGATTACCTACTAGAATAACAGATACACAAACTCAATCTAATCCATTAACTTTAGGATTGGGTGGAGCATTAGTAGGTTCACAAGTTTTACCAAGTATATTTAGTGGGTTGTCAGGTGGACAAGGTGCTTTATATGGTGGCTTGGGTGGACTTGGTTTAGGATTACTAGGATTATTATAATATGGGTGGAGTAGTTGATGCTATCGGTGATGTAGTCGGTGGTGCAGCGGATGTCGTTGGCGATGTAGTCGGTGGCGTTGCTGATATTGCTGGAGATGTTATTGAAACAGTTGCAGATAATCCAGAGCTTGCAATCATAGCAGGAATCTTTGCAGCACCTTATTTAGCACCAGAATTATTTTACGGAGCAGCTGGCACAGGAGCTGGTGGCGCAGGAATATTAGGAGCGGATATAGCAGCTGCTGGATCATTAGGTTATATACCAGGAGCAGAAGCCGCAGCATTATATTCTAGTTCACCATCTTTTAGTCAATATTTATTTGGAAGTATTCCAGAATTAAGTGCCGCTGCTATTGCAGAAGGTGCAGTACCAGTTGCTACACAAGGATTACTTGGAGTGGGTGGTAGTCTAGCTCCATTTTCAGGTTCTGTTGCATCTAACGTTCAAGGATTATTTCCTTCAACAGATTTTGTAAGTGCATTTATTCCAAAAACTCCTGCCGATATTGCAAAGACTTTGGGTCAAGCAGTTTTATTAGGTGGGGCAGCAACTCAACAACCACAAGTTCCTGGAGTTGACATGAATATTCCAAGCAGTAATGTTCCACAATATGGAACAGGTAGAAGTATTTTTAACGCTTATAATGAAGCTAAAAGTAATATAAATAATATTTTAAATCCGCAAGGATTATTAGCGCCACCACAACCACAACCAAGCGCTGGTATTTATAGCCAGTTCTTACAAGAAAGAGGATTAATATAATGGAAGATTTACAAGAATTATTAAAAAAAATGTTTGGTACATCAACAACAGAAAATGCTGATGTATCTTTATTGTCTGACAATCAAACTAAAAAAACATTAAACCTTATGGGATTACTTGGTAGTCCAGAAGCATTAACAGGATTAGGTTTAATATCAGCTGGTATGAAGGGTCAAGGTATTGGCGAAGCTATATTACCATCTTTTGTTCAAGGATTAAATGTATCTTCAACTGTAAGAACATTAACTAAAGATCAAGAACAACAAAAAGCAATTGAAGAATTTGCTGGTAAAGTTCCTGAACAATACAAACCTTTGTTTAAAGCGTTTCCAAAAGAAACAATGAAATTATTATTAACTCCTACAAAACCAACTATTAGTGGTGAAGCATTAAAAGTTGCACAAAGATTAAAAGGTTTATCTTCAGAAGAATTTAAACAAGAGTTTGCAAAACTTTCTCAAGTAGATAAAGATTTATACAATAAAGAAATTCTTGGTAATCAAGATGTTATTTCTCAATTATTAAGTTTATCTGGTGGAGACATAAGTAAATTTGCTCAGACACAAAAAGGAACAACTGTAACTCCTACTACTCCTATGGATATTAAATCAACATCTGATTTTCAAACTGTTAAAAAAGCAAATCCTAGTGCAACAGACATTGAAATAGAAAATTTCTTAAAGCAAAAATTTCCTAATAAATATAAATAATTGTTATTATGGCTACGCAAATCATAGATCCTTTTGAACAAAAGGGTTCTGTAAATATTATTGATCCATTTGAAAAAAAAGAAGAAACAACTTTAGAAAAAGCATTTGGTGATTTAAGTAATGCAGATATTATTGCTGGTAAGAAAAAAGGAGATCAACCAACAACTGTAATTAAAGATCCTTTTGCAGATACTCCATCTTCTTCAATAACAATTAATCAATTAAAAGATGTTTGGAAAGATGAGTTAGGTGTTACTCAAGAAAATAAAGAAAAATTAAGATTTCTTTTAGGAGATCCTGAAAAAACTTTATTAGGCAAAGTTAATAATTATTTATTTGATAGAGGTTCAGAAGCTGTAGATGCAGCTGTTAGAACCGGTACATCTCTTGGATTACTTGCATCTGGTTTAGCCGGAGATACTTTAAATACTATTTATAAAGTTACAGGCAACGAACCTAGTGGTGTTGGTGAAAGATTAACTAGAGATGTTAATATTGCCTTAATGGAATTTATGGGAAGATCCTCTGGATTTAGACCAATTGCAAAAAAAGAAGGATTTCTTAAAAGCGAAAAGACAGGAAAAGAATTTGACAACATTATTAACTACGCAAAAGAAAGTCCAGAAAATAGAAAAGAAGTTATTCAAAATGTTAATAGAGTTATTGATGAAGAAATAAAAATTATAAAAGAAAATAATGATGTAGTTCTTGGCGATATATTAGAGCCAGGTAATGTTACAAAAAGAACTCAAGTATTAGATGAAATAAAATCTACTAATCAAAAAATTGCTGAAGGTATTCCTGAAATTAAAATAGAAATTCCTAAAGCTGAAATACCCAAAACAGAAATTCCAAAAGGAGAAATACCAAAGATTAAAATACCTGTAGAAACTATTCCTAAAATAGAAATACCTAAAGTTGAACCAATTGTAGAACCTTTAACTTCTTTAGATAGAAAACCTGCGTTACCACTTGAAACAACTAAAAAAATTACTGAAGCAGCAGAAAAATTCTTTAAAGAAGAAAATATTATATTAGATAAAAAGAAACCTATTTCATTACAACTTCAAGAATTATGGCAGTCTGGTCAGTATGATATACCAACTATTATAAAAAGAATTGCTGAAGATAATAAAATTACTTATGAACAATTTACTAATTTTATTTATCCAAGTGTTAGAGCTTCAGCTCAAGAACTAAATGCTTATTCACAATTAGCAAAAAGATATAAAGAGATGTTAGATCCAACTAACTCTTTTGAGACAGGAACTGGCACTTTAGGAGAAGTTAAAAGATTAGATAATATTCGTAGAGGAGTATTAGTTACAAGACTTTCTACATCTGTTCGTAACTATATTTCACAAAGCGCTAGAGTTGGTCTTGAAACATTACAATCTGGATTAGATCTTGCTTTGCAACAAGTAATAAGACCATTTGTAAAAGACAAAGTTAAATTTGATAAAAGTGCCGTTAGTCCATTAAGTAATTTTCAAGGTTTAATTAATAACTTTACACAATGGAATCCTCTTGGTGGTTTTAAAAAACATAAAGAAATAAAAACATTAACCAATAAAATATTAGAAAACTTTCCAAAAGAGAAAGACAGACTGTTTTTAAATTATGCATCAGACGTTAAAAGTTATAGTGGTGTAAAAGGTAAAAAAGATATTTTAGGTAAAGTAGAAGGCGCTGTTGATTTATTAAATATAGTTAACAAGACTCAAGAATATATTACTAGAAGAGCTGTGTTTTTAGCTAGGTTAGATGAGTCTGTTAAAGCTAATGGTAAATTTTATAACAATAAAACATTAGAACAACTTAGAAGAGACGGTGAATTAAATTTATTAAGATCGTCTGATATTGCTGTTGCAATAGATAAAGCATTAGAAACAACTTTCTCAAAAGATTTTAATATTTCTAAAGGTGGCTTTGATGCTTTTGCTGGTAGAATTATAGGAGTTATTAATAATGCTCCATTCTTACTTACAAATATAATTCCATTTCCTAGATTCTTAATGAACGCCATTAAGTTTCAATATGATTATAGTCCACTTGGAATATTAAGTTTTCTTAGCAAGAGTGCAAGAGCAGAACTTGCAAGAGGAAATACATCTGTATTAAGCAAAGCTACACTTGGTACAGGAATGATATTAGCTGGTTATGCTTTGCGTAATCAACCTTATGCTGGTGAGAAATGGTATGAATTTAAAGTAGGAGATAGAACAGTTGATACAAGACCATTTAACCCATTTGCTGCTTATTTATTTTTAGGAGATGTTGTTAAAAGATACCAAGAAGGAACTCTTAGAAATTTAGATACTAAAGGTATTGCTTCTGTATTACTTGGTATTAGAGGAACAACAGGAGTTTATATAGTTGATTCATTAATTAATTTTTTTACAGATCCAAAATTAAATAAAGAAATACTTGAAAGCGGATTAAAAAAATTATTAGGCGAAACATTAGCAGGTTATTTAACACCATTCCAAAACTTTACTGATGTTTATGCTCAATTCTTTCCAGAAGCTAGAGCAGTTAAAGAAACAGGTGGAGCAGAATTTACAGGTGCATTTGCTAGAAGATTTCCAGGTTCTAATTTACCAACATTAACTTCTCCAACATCTTACATTATAGATGCAAATGGAATACCAAGAGCAGCGCCAATTTATAAAGAAGATCCGTTATTAACACAAGTAACAGGATTAACTTTTATTCCACCAAAAAACCCTGCTGAAAAAGAATTAGATAGATTGGGTTTTGATTACAGAGAAATATACAGATCAACAAAAATACCTGAATTAGATAGAGCTTATAAAGATAAGTTAGCGGTATCTATTGGATTTGGATTATCTAGTATTGTGTCAACACCTCAGTATCAAAACATGACTGATAGTTTTAAAAGTTTAATAGTTAAAAAATCATTAGAGAAATTTAAAAAGGAAGCAAAAGAACAAATGCAAAAAGATACAAGTCTTGCTCCATATTTAATGCAAGTAAAAATAAACGCTTTAGATAAAGACACTAGAAGAATCTTAGATGATGTTGTGGGTCTTGATTATATTGATAATCTTCTGAAGGAACTAAAAAAAATAAAATAACATGAGTACACAATCACAAAAAAACAACGAACAGATCCTCATATTGAACGGAAAGATTAAGCTAGTAGATCAAAAGATTGACTTATTAATGAATAATCACTTAAAACACATTGAAGATAAGATCAATACTATATATAAGGTGTTATGGTTAGTCGTTACACTAAGTATAGGGGCATTAGCAGATCTCATAGTAAGAGTGTTAAGCAATTAAGCAAAAGTGCAATAGGTGCTATATCAGAATATGAAGCTATTTGTTCTCTTATCAAACAAGGATATATGGTTGCAAAGTCAATTGACCCACAATGTATCTTTGACTTGGTTGCAATTAAACCAAATGGTACAGTAAGATTAATAGATGTTAAAACAAAATCATACAGAAAAAAAAACAATCACAACATTCACAGATCCCCAAATGAAAAGCAGAAACAACTTGGTGTTGAACTAATGGTTATGGATCAAAAAAACATTTTAAAAGATTTAGAACATAATAAAAATTTAGTAAAAGAAAATAAACTTACAGTTGAACAAAATAAATATAGAAAAAAAAGAAAAGAACAAAAATGTTTTAAATCATTTAAAGATTTAATTGATGTCTTTAATAACAAAGAGAAGATGGACAGCATTAAATAAGTGCGTTAATTTTTTATACAACCCAATCGGTTGTGTCTTATTAAATAATTGTAAATGTATTATGGATTATCAAATAGTAAAAAATAGAATTAAAAAACATGAAGGTTTTAGAGATACAGTTTATTTAGATTCTTTAGGCAAAGCCACTATCGGTTATGGACATTTGTTAACTGAAGATGATGATTTTGAAGAAGGTATTCAATACGATAAATCTTTATTAGAAAATTTATTTGATAAAGACTTTAATAACGCTGCAATCAATGCTGAAAAATTATTAGACGATATTGATGTATGCGACATTGCAAGAGAAGTTATTGTAGAAATGGTATTTCAATTAGGTATTGGTGGGGTTTCTAAATTTAAAAAAATGTTTGAAGCATTAAGAAAAAAAGACTATAATGAAGCAGCAGAACAAATGTTAGACTCTCAATGGAGAGTTCAAACGCCAAAGCGCTGTGAGGAATTATCAGATCTCATGCGTTCTTGCGCATAACCAACTAGATAAAAATATGTTACCAGCACTAGGTGCAATAGCACCATTAGCAAAAATACTATTCAGTACGATTGAAAAATCTATTCCTGATAAAGACTTACAAGAAAAATTAAAAGCACAACTTAATCAACAGTTGTTACAATCAAGTACACAAGAGTTACAAGCAGCTGCTAGAATAGTAGAAGCAGAAGCTAAAGCTGGTTGGTTTGCAAGTTCTTGGAGACCATTGTTAATGTATGTTTTAATATTTGTATTAGTATTCAATTATATTTTTGCACCAATTATTAAAATGATTACTGGTCATATAGTTGGATTTGATTTACCAGGAGATGTTTGGACTTTATTACAAATAGGTTTAGGCGGTTATGTTGTTGGTAGATCAGGTGAAAGCATAGCTAGAACATTAGCCAATAAACAACCTAATAAAGAATGATGAATATATTTAAGAAGATAAATAACTTTTTAAAAGAATATATCACATTCCCACATGAACCTCTAAGATACAAAAGAGTTATAAGATTTAAAAAAGTAATTAAGAAAAAAGGTTATAAAAAATAAAATGAGAAAGAACATTATACCAACAACTATAGTTTTAATACTATGCTTAATCATTAGTGCATCGTCTCAAACAACTACTCAGAACAATGCTTCTGGTAGTAATACTTCTATTACTGGTGGCTATACTAGCACCTCTAATTCAACGTTTGAATCAGGTTCTTCATCTAATTCTACTACAACAACTAATTCTACCTCTAACGCCTATTCAGGAGACACTAGAGTTGCTGCAACCGCAACAGCACCAGCAATGTCTGCCTTCTCACAAGACTTATGCGTTGTCGGATATAGCGGTGGAGTGTCAACATTCGGAGTAGGTATATCTGGTGGCAGTTATACTAGAGATGAGAATTGCGAAAGAATTAAACTAGCAAAAGTATTAAACGATCTTGGAATGAAAGTAGCTTCTGTTTCTATTCTTTGCCAAGACGCAAGAGTATTTCATGCAATGGAAAACTCAGGAACTCCATGTCCATTTGAAGGTAAGATAGGTGCGGATGCAACTGCACAATGGTTAAAGTATGACAAGTTAAGACCAGATTATAATTTATATGTTGAGAAATTAAGAATTATTGAAGAGACAAAAAAGCAGGAGTCTTTAACCGAAAAAAAGTAGTTAACGAAATAGACGCTTGGTACGAAGCAAAAGAAAATTCATGGTTATATTTTATACCTTTATTATTTGGATTATTACTTCTGTAGTCTCATTCTCTCAAACAACAACAACTACAAACTTAACACCTCAAGTATTCACAACAACTAACGGTTGGAGTGGAACTAATCTTTATTCTACTCATGGTAGCAGAACAATAGCAGGGGTTAGTGGTAAATATATTGAGAATACAATTTCACTATCTACTGTTGGATTATCTAAAGCACAAATCAACGAAGGTTTTACTTCAACGCAAGGCGTAGATGTTTGGTTTTGGTCTGGCAATCCAAATCAAAATGTTACTATGACGCAAGTGTTAACAGATAATAATGGTGGAGTAACAACACAGAATAAAATAATACCTTATACTTCTAGTTACTTTAATACTTATACTAACTTAGCTGTTATAGATAAAAACTTACAAAACAATTACAGCATTACAAGTAGATTTTCTTTTTATGAATCTACAAATTCTCCATATCATTATGCTGCGGATCTAAATAATCCTTCTTTAACTGTTACCTATGTAACAAATCCTTTGCCACCCATTACAATAACTCCCATTGAAATTTTAAGTCCAGTTATTCAACAAGTTAAAATTACAGAACCTGTTGTTGTAGCAATTATTGAAGCTCCGGTTATAGAATCTCCTGTTGTAGTTCAGCAATCTCCTGAACCAACAAAGATTAACGAAACAATTCAGTTAGCACAACCAGCACCAGAACAACCAAAACAATCCACAGAACAACCTAAAGAGGTTAATAAAGAACAAACACAGAACAAAGAAGAGTCAATCAAAGAACAAAAATCTACAAAAGAAGAGTTACCCACAGCTAAAGAAAATACTACTGTTTCTAGTTCAGAAGATAAGTCTGCTAAGACTTCAGTAAGCGAAGAAAAACCTGTTGCAACAAGTACACAACAGGAAGTAAAAACAAAACTAACAGACAGTAAAGTAGGAACGGAAGTAAAGATAGCAGAAGTAAAAGTAAAATCAGTACAAGAGATAAAAATTGACGCATTAAAAGTTAATCAACCTAGTTTAAGTGCGTATGAATCTAAACCTTTTTATCAGCAAAAACAAATGGTAGGCGTTCCTAATCCTAATTTCTTTATGCAATTACAATTAGAACAAAAACCTATATATGTTAATGTTAATCTAAACGATTACATAAGCAAAGATCCATTGGTTGCTAGACAAAATATGTTAAAACAAATACAAGATGAAGAGGATGATATTATTATCCAATTAGAACAATTAAGAAAAACAAAAGGTTAATATGATAGATAAAGTTAAGAATAATTTAAAAGAGATTATAGCAACAGTTGCAATCATTGGTACTATTGGTGGTGGCTTCATTAAGTATGGGGAGATTATGTCAAAGATTGATAGCATTGATCCTGCTAAAGCTGGTCAGATTAAACAAGACTTAGCCATTGCACAAAAAGAAATTGAATTACTAAAAGTTCAAATGAAAGAACTTAGAGCAAGCTCATCTAACCCACTAGCTAGATAATGGTTGTCTATAGAGGAGAAAAATTTTCAGGTTATAACAAACCAAAATCTACACCTGGTCAAAGAAAGAAATCAGCAGTTCTTGCAAAACAAGGAAGCCAAGTTAAACTTGTTCGCTTTGGTGATCCAAATATGAAGATTAAAAAACATATAGAAGCAAGACGTAAATCATTCAGAGCTAGACATAAGTGCGAAGGCGCTACCAATAAACTATCGGCTAGATATTGGAGTTGCAAAGCATGGTAATAAATGGCTAAAAAAAAATTTAGATTACAAAGTGTTGGATTTTGTAAGTCTTGTAATATAGAAATTATTAATACAGATTCGTTTGTTATCTACGCAGATAGAAAATGTCAGCATGTAAATTGTATGGAGAAAGAATATAACGATGGCGTTTCTAAACCACAACATTCCAGTTTGGAAAGCAAAGATCAGACTAGAATTTCTATATAATAAAGAAAAACATATAGGAGAAGAAGAGGATTGTGTTATTCACAGTCTGACCACTTTAGAAGGAAGAACTCCTCTGTGGAATATTATGCTGCCTAATGGCGCTAATTATGCAAGACTTCCTATACATGCTTTCTTTTCAGATAAGTATAATAGAAGTGAAGTAAAAGATTTGCAGTTAAAAGATTTAGCTTATTGGGATTGCCTATCTTATTACGCAGGTGTTGTTGAATACAATGCGTTAGCCACTTCTCAATGTAAGTTCTTAGATAGAAATAATCAATTGCATAAAGCTAATTACGAATTCTCAATAGACTATTGTCAACCTGATATTAATTTATTAAACACTACCTATTCAGAAATATCACCAGAACATAAACATCATCATATATTAGAGATAGCAGAAAATGATTTGTGGCAAGGTAACTACGCCTTAATGCCTAATAACCGAATTTTGTTTAATCTTCCTAACTTTACTGTTAAAGATAATATTCCAGATTATAAAACTAATATGGATTATCCAAGCGTAGAAACTGACGGTTGGAGAACTGAAAATGATGATAGTCAATTTTATAATACAAAGGAGTCATAATGCCACTAAGTAAAAAAGGAACTAAGATAATGAAAGAGATGCAAAAAAAGTACGGCAAAAAAAGAGGTGCTTCTGTATTTTATGCATCATTTAATAAAGGTATAATCAAAGGAGTTAAAAAATAATGGCAATGGTAAATAGACCTACAAACCCAAAGTTATATGCAAGAATAAAAGCATTAACTAAAAAGAAATTTAAAGTATATCCAAGCGCCTATGCTAACGCTTATCTTGTAAAGACTTACAAGAAAAAAGGTGGTGGATATAGAACGGTGAAAAAATAATGAGAAAAGATTTTTTTGGTAAGAATAATAAAAATAAGAAAAAAAAGAATGGTTTTCCAGATTTAAATAAAGATGGCAAAGTTTCATTTAAAGACGTTCTTATTGGTAGAGGTATAATTAAAAAGAAATAATGGCTAACGGTTTAGATAAATGGTTTAAACAAAACTGGGTAGATATACGTTCTAAAAAGAACGGTATGTATCAACCTTGTGGTAGGCAAAAAGGTTCAGGTAGAAAATATCCAAAATGCGTACCTCAATCTGTTCTTGCTGGTATGAGTGAATCTGAAAAACGTTCAGCTATTCAAAGAAAGATTGCAGCTGAAAGAAGATCAAGAAGAAATAAGAAACCTAATTACGCAAAGACTTTTGCAAACTAATTTAATATAGGGAGTCTCAACGAAAAACCCCCTATACTTCTACGCTAGATAAAAACAAATATAGACACTTTCAAAATTGACATAGTCAATATTCATTTGGCAGTCTATTTCTCCAATTGAATTCTTTAATAATTAAATTTTTTTATACAATACTTTTAGTACTCTGCGCTTCTTCTTACTATCGTAATATCCGTAGTAACCTGTTATCTCTTTCTTTTTAGTCATGTCTCTCTCCTTAGTTGTTTCACAACCTGCAGTACACATACCAATTATTCTTTAACTGGCTATATCTTCAAACTCTAAATCCTTCATACCAAGTTCGTATGCAGCTTTTCTTTTCTTCTCTGCAACTTTAAGCGCTTCTTCTTCTAACTTCTTTTCTTTTTCAAGTAGAGTATAATAACGCTTTTCTATCTTGACTTGTTGTTTAGGATCATGGATTTTTTCCATCTTTTTCTTTTTCCTTTACTTGTTTAATGTTGGCAGAGATAAATTTAACATTAGTAATCTCTAAGTCTTTTATCTTGCCAGGTTTTTCTGACTTTGCAGCAACTTCCACATCATCAAAAATCTCTTTAAACTTTGCATTGAATTCGTAAAAATATGTTTTTTCAAATTTCATTTACCGGATATATTTCATTAACCTTCAAAGAAGTTATCTTCGTTAGTTGTTGATGACTTAACTTAATCTTTCTTTGAGGGTATCTTATATCCTTAGATAATAGATTAGCTCTAGCTAAATCATTTACGATTGCATTGGATCTACTTCTAGTAAAGCCAAAGCGATTGCCAATCTCTATTAAAGTGGGAGAATAATTTTTCTCTTTAACAAAGTTAGCTATGTAGTTTAATACATCCGCCTTGACTTTACTTAAGAAGATATAGTCTTTGCCATTCTTTTTATTCATTTTTTATCCTTTGGAAATAAACTATGAACGTTAGAATGTTTATAAGAATCACTACCTGATTTCTTAATAGACTCTAATTCTAATAATAATTGATCCATAAACCATTTGCATTTCTTAGCATCTTCAATTGACTTCTCTAATGTAAGTCCATTCTTTGTGCCGAAACGCATAATGTATTTCATTATAGAAGCTCTAAGATAACCAATCATTTCTACCTCAGTTAACTGAGAGCAGATAGCATGAATAGTCTCTATAGATTTATTCTTATAATGTTCTGGATTAATATTATCGCTCATAAATTAAAACGGCATCTTATCTTTTGTTGACTCTTTAAACGGATTTACTTTAATAGAAATATCCGGTGCTTTCTCATTCTTCTTAGCTGTATTAATCCAACCAGAGATAGACCATTTCTTTCCATCAATCATTCCGCTACCTGTATATTGTGGGTCTTGTTTCCCTTCTCTACGCTTTGCATTTTTCCATAGAGAAAGCGTATTATCATATTTAT